GTTTGATGAACATAGAGGGCAAGAAAGTATTTTAATTACTCCTGAATCAGACACTTTTGTTGATTTTGCAAGTAATGTACATATTAGAGAATTTACTACCTCAATCAACTATCAATTAAGAAAAGGTGGAGAATATACAAAAGACAACCAACTTAATAGATTGACTATGATTGCAGAAATAA